ATTGAATCTTATTTTAGAGGTTTGTTGAGCTTCATCACCACCCTGATGTCCTCCATGATGTCCTCTTTCAGAACCTGCAAATTCAGAACTACCTTCATTTTGTGTATTCCACACACTGACTTGAATACATTTATTACTTGCTCCACTTAAATTATTTGTATAAGTGCTGTCAAATCTACCTGCCGACAAGTCGGATAAACTAGATTGATTAAAACTGCCATCTACATTTTGGTCTTGTGCATCATAATTTACCCAATGTGTTAATGGTTGTAGCTTTGTTAATGTAACTGCACCACCACCACTGCTTTGAACTGTATCTACTTTAATTGTACTCACGATACCACCAACCTTCCACCATCATTGACAGTCAATGTAATCCCACTGTTTACAGTAAGTGTTCCTGTTACCTGTGCATTTTCTGTGGCTAGTATTGTTATGTTTGTATCTAAGGCTTGTGCATTTGTTCTGAACATACCACCATTCTTGAAGTTACCCTTGAACTCACTTGTAGGTGTAATTGTTCCTGCCGCCAACTCAAGAAAGTACACAAAGATATTGTTTGTGCCACTTGAAGGTGCAGATGAAAATGTTAATGTTGAGCCATCAGGTACAGTGTAAGCTGAACTATCTTGGACAACACCATCAACACTTACAAGTATCTCTTGTACTGAACCTATTGTTCTTCCAAGTGCAAAGGTTGTATCAGAACCATCACCATTAAATCTTACAACAGCAGGTGGAGCTTGGAAGTTAGCAGGTACGTTGTTGCCAATGTATGCCATATTATGTTATCTCCATGATACTTAGTGTGCCACTTAATTTGTCTGCTACAGAGCAGTCTACTCTTAGTAAGTCTCCTGTCTCAAGTATGACCTTACCACCTGTCAGTAGTTCTAGTGAAGAACCTACAGGTATAGGTGCATCTTTGACGAGGAAAGACGTTCCGTTGTTTGCTGCTCTACCACCACCTGATGTAGTAGATACAAGCTCTACTTCTGTGGTTACTTGAGATGTATGTATGTTTGTAAGTATGAGTCCAATCACTACTGTAGTTGTACTGCCCGGAGTTGTATATATTGTATACGGAGTTCCTGCACTGTTTGGCTCGGCAGCGAATGTGACTACTTTAAATGTATTTGCCATTTTATTTTTCCTCTATATAATTATACTTGTTTTTAGCAATTTGTCAAGTAAAATTAGCCCAATGCAATAGCTAATGCTGTTGGGTCATCTGTTGTAAATCCTGCACTACTTAAATATGTTTTCACATCTGTCAATGCCACTTGTTTCATTGTACCATTGTCATTTGTCACTACTCTGTCTGCATCTGCTAATGTTGTAGAAGAAGCAGCCGTACCACCATCCATAATGTTTAATTCAGCAGCAGTTGCTGTAACATTTGTACCACCTATGTCAAGAGTGGTTACAGATATCTCTCCTGCTACTGTTGCTATGCCATCTGCTAGTGTTATTAAATCTGTGTCATCTGTATGCCCTATAGTTGTACCATTAAGGGCGATATTATCCACTGTGAGAGCACTTAATGTACCGAGTGATGTAATATTAGTCTGTGCAGCAGTTTGAAGCGTACCTGCTAATTGTGTAGCTGTTAGTTTTCCTGTACTTGGATTGTAAGTTAAGTTACCATCCATCTCCAAACCAACATTACCTGTGCTAGATGTAGCATCTTCAACAAAGGTAATTAAGTTTTCTTCGTTTGTGCTTTCATTGTCTGTTACTAATACATGGGCAGAATTAGTAGCATTTGTTACTGTAGTTCCTGCAATTACTGTAGCAAGAGCAGTGCCATTTACTGTTATAGCATCTGCTTCTAATGTGCCATCAATATCTGCATTACCTGATATATCTAATTCAGTAGCAGTTAACTTAGCAGTTTGTAAGTCTTCAAAACTAGAACCTAACTTTAATTCAAACTGAGGTCCTGTGGTATTATATGTAAATGTAGCATCATCACCTGAACCACCCTCTATTGTAATACCTGCACCATTGATAACTGCACTTGTACTGTTACCACTGTCTAATACAATATTGTGGTCATTTAGATTTACAGTTGTTGAGTTTACTGTAGTTGTTGTACCCGATACTGTAAGGTCACCCGTAACAGTTAAGTTATCTGCCACAGTTACTTCAGATGTGCTATGTCCTAATGTTATAGCAGTTCCTGACACACCTGTACCAATAGACACTGACTCACTGCTGTTTCCTGTGTCTACTATAAAGTAAGCATCTGAGCCTTGTTTAATTGTAAACGCAGTTCCTGAGTTATCTGATACTGCTACATTAATATCTGTTCCGTCTGCACTGATAGAGTCAAGTGCAATGTCACCTACGTTAGTAATAGCATTGTCATTAAAAGATGTAGCACCTAAAGATATAGTGCCTGTTGCAGTTAAGTTACTAGAACCTACATCTATGTTGCCAAAGCCACTAGAGATAGCACCACTGTTAAGTGTGCCTACTGTTGTTACATTTGATAATGTGTCTAGTGCAGATTCAAAATAAGTCTCAAAGTCAGTCAGTGCAACTTGCTTCATTGTACCTGCATCGTTGACCACAACTCTATCTGCGTCTGCAAGTGTAGTTGATGATGCTGAAGTATCACCATCCATAATGTTTAGTTCTGTAGCTGTCGCATCTACTGCAGCTAGTTTTGTAAAGTCAGCTTGTACTAACCCTGATACACCATCTAATAAATTTAGTTCTGTTGCAGTGGCAGTTACGTTAGTACCACCAATATCTAGTGTAGTTACGGATATTTCACCTGCTACTGTTACTATGCCATTTGCTACAGTTATAAGGTCTGTATCGTCTGTGTGACCAATAGTGCTACCATTTATAACAACGTCATCTATATCTAATGAACCACCTGTTATTAATCCTGTGGTTGTTATTGTAGATGAACCTATGTCAATACTACCAAAACCACTTGTAATAGAACCACTATTTAATGCACCCACTGTTGTAGCAGCAGTAGTTACAAGATTAGGCATTGCAGTTATTTCATCATCAAAGTATGCAGATAAATCTGTAACTGCAACTTGTTTCATTGTACCACCATCGTTTAGTACAACTCTATCTGCATCTTCTACTGTTACAGATGTTGCACTTGTGCCACCATCAACTATGTTTAGTTCGGCTACTGTAGACGTAATACCATCAAGTGCGTTGAGTTCTGCAGCAGTAGCAGTAACTCCATCTAGGATATTTAACTCTGCTGCAGTAGATGTAATTGCAGTACCACCTAATGTTATAGAGCCTGATACATCTAAGTTACCATTTAAATCAACTGTAGTGGCTGTTAATTGTATTTCTGTGTCTGCTACTAAATCTAATTGTCCATCTGTGCTTGAATTGATGTATATAGCTGTGTCTCTGAATTGTAACTTCTCTGTAGAAGCAACAAGTATGTCATCACTAAATTCAAAATAATCCTCATCTTCTTTCCATGTTAAAACACCATCTGATGTTTCACCATCAAATGTTACTGCTATATCCGAACCAGCAGTGCCATCACCTATTGTGATTGAAGTTCCTAATAATTTTGTAATAGGACCACCCTCGGCTGCAGTGCCATCGTGAGTATGTCCTGTACTTGCTGCGAAGGCTGCTAATAACTGATTAAACTCATCATTGGTATGAGCGGCAGTTATTGTATCTCCATCACTATAAGATGATTGTCTAGTGTATGTAGCTCCCATTTATCTTCTCGCTCCTAATTGATATTCTAACTGAAACCCTTTTAGTGAATATGGTGCAGTAGAACCACCATCGTTAACTCTAAGTGCAACTGCAAATCCTGACCCTTCAACAGCTTGTCTAACTAAAGGTTGAGATGCACCACCATATGTTCCTACTACAGATGAACCCACACCATATGTTGTAGTTCCATATATTGCAGCTATATCTCCTGAATCTAAAGGGTAAGCTGCGGGTCTAGCTGAATCAACAGATTCATAATCATATCTTAAAAATAAATCTGCATCTATTGTTGACTCAGGTGCGAAGTTTACAATAACACGTTGCATATGTTTACGTATACCTGCATCACCAAAAGTCATATCAGGACCTCTATACTTGCCTAATATAGCAGTTCCATCAAAGTCATTGCCTGATTCTTGTCTATATATGTACCCACCACTATATGCACCATGTAAAGCTATTACATCTCCTGCAGATACAAAGGTATCTGTTGATGCAGGTTTTATACCTCTTAACTCTGCAAACTCAAAGGTTTGTCCTTTTAGTACACAGATGACACCTTTGGTTGCATTTTCACCTGTGCCATCTTTTGTAAAAAATATTCTATACTGTGTCTTATCAGGTATAACTATTGAATCAAATTCAGATGCACTAGATAAATTTTCATCAAATAAACTCTGTACATTAGAGCTTATAGTTCCTAATTCAACGTCACCAATCCTTGCAGTACCTGCGATTGTGCGTAATCCATCAGGTCCTAGAAATATTAAGTCACCTGCAAATTCTTGGATTGTATCTCCGTTGATACACCCTATGTCTCTTGTCACTGCAGTTATTGCAAAGTTACTAGTTGATGTTCCTGATAACTTAAATATTCTACTTTGACAAAATATAAATAAGTCTT